TAAGTCATTTCAAGGCCACTTCAGTATAAAAGTAGAACCTTGGATAAAAATGTCAAATGATGGAATTTATTTTATTAGACTTTCCAGAGTTGTTTGGATGTCTGAGGTTAATGATTTAGAAATTATTGGTCTATACAAAAACTTCATTGAAGAAAAAGAACAATATCTATCTGGTGAAAATGATAACGAGAAAGAAATCAGTGAGAAAATGGGATACCTTGGCTCAGTCGAACAAATGAAAAATTCATTGGAAGACATGTACAAGTTAGATACTAATGAAAGCTTTGATTAATAGCTTTCTTATCATCCTGGACAAGCCTATTCTAGACAGATTTTGATGAGTTGTCAAGGCCTTTTTGTTATGCTATAATCAAAGGATGATAACTATAACTTATAAACTTATGGCAACCAGAAAAAAATCGGAACACTATATCAATAACAAAGAGTTCTTAGCTCAAATTATTAGATATAGAGAGTTTCTTGAAATTGCAGAAAAACAAGGAAAAACAAAAAGAGAGTTACTAGAAGAATCTAGGGAATTTAGAAAGGTACATGAATATCTAGGATCTTGCTTTAAAAAAATCGGTGATCATCTTTCTCATAAACCAAATTTTGTAAATTATATGTTTAAAGAGGATATGATTTCTGATGGTATTGAAAACTGTGTGCAGTACATTAGAAACTTTGATCCAGAAAAATCAAAAAATCCATTTGCATATTTCACCCAAATCATTCATTTCGCATTTCTTAGAAAAATTCAAAAAGAGAAAAAACAACTGGAGATAAAAACTCGTATCATTGAGCGTACCGGTTATGATGCTGTCATGATGGTTGACGATAGCTTGCTTTCTAACAGCAGTTCGGACTATAATACCATCAAAGAAAACATCCAGTACAAGATGAACCGATGAACGAACACCCTGAAATTGCTGAAGTAGATTGGATTGATGATGCTTTCTATGTGGAAGAAACTCGATTCATGTGGAAAAGTGTTCGTAAGGATACTGGCAAAGACTTCTTGTTTGGACTAACTAAAGAGGCAGTGACCGATATAACACGGTGGCATCTGAAGTGTGAGCAAGAAGGGACTTTGCATTTATATACTAGAGTTGTTAATAGTGGAGTTGTTGGAGGTAAACTTTGAAAATAGCTATCATTACAGACCAACATTTTGGTGCCAGAAAAGGAAATAAAATTCTTCACGACTATTTTGCTAAATTTTACGATGAAATCTTTTTTCCATATCTTAAAAAAAATAATATCAAGTATATCATTGATATGGGAGACACTTTTGATACTCGTAAAGGGATTGATTTTTGGAGTCTTAATTGGGCTAAACAGAAGTATTACGACATCCTACAAGATATGGATGTCCGCGTACATACAATTGTTGGAAATCATACATCCTATTACAAGGATACTAACAAAATTAATACGATTGATTTACTTCTACGAGAGTATTCTAATATTATTACTTATAGTTCTCCAACAGAAGTTATCTTCGATGGTTTAAATGTATTAATGCTTCCTTGGATTAATGAAGAAAATAGGAAAGAATCTGAGGATATGATCAGAGGAACATCTGCAAAAGTTGCGATTGGTCATCTTGAGATGAAAGGATTCTATGCCAATAGAACTTTTATCAATGAGCATGGTGAAGATAAAACAAAATTCTCTCAGTTTGAAAAAGTCTTTTCAGGCCATTATCATCATAGAAATTCTCAAGATAATATTTACTATCTAGGAAATCCATATGAAATTTATTGGCATGATCTTGAGGAAGAAAGAGGATTTCATATTTTCGATACAGAAACTTTAGAACATGTTGCAATCAAAAATCCATTTAGGTTGTTTTACTCTATAGAGTATAAAGACAACCCATGGCAAACTTTGAATGCATCAATTTACAAAGATAAAATTGTAAAGATAATTGTAAAGCAAAAATCAGATACCAAAAATTTTGAAAAATATATAGATAAACTTTATGCTGCTGGAGTTTATGATTTAAAAATTGTAGAAAACTACAATTTCAATGGATTTTACTCAGAAGAAGATGAAGATCAAACTTGCGAAAATACTCTTTCTATTTTAAACAAATATATAGAAGAATCAGGCTCCAGTCTCGATATTTCTCTCCTCAAAAATATAGTGGAAAAGGTATACACAAAAGCTTGCGAGGTTGATTAATGTGGATGCTAATCCAAAAAACAAAAACTAAAGAAGGTGCTTATTCAGTATTGAATAAAGATAAACAAAAAGTTTTGTTTTTGTTTGAGGAAGTTGACGATGCTGAAAGATATGCTATGATGTTAGGTGATAGACCAGATCAAGTTACCAGAATAGTTCAAGTTGATCCAGAATTGGCTATTAAAACATGTATTAAAAACAACTTAGGTTATTCAATTATTACTCCTGACGACTTTGTAATTCCTCCCAAATGATCACATTTAAAAATATTCGTTGGAAAAATTTTCTTAGCACTGGAAACCAATTCACCGAGATTGATTTTAGAAAAAGTAATAATACTATTATTATTGGTAGCAATGGATCTGGAAAGTCCACTCTTTTGGATGCTCTGACTTTTGTGCTGTTCAATAAACCATTTCGTAAAATTAACAAACCACAACTACTTAATTCCTCAAATGAAAAAGATTGTTTAGTTGAGATTAATTTTACTGTTGGTAACAAAGATTATTTTGTTCGGAGAGGAATGAAACCGAACATATTTGATATTGAAGTTAATGGTGAACGACTTCACAAGGAAGCAGATGATAGAGCGAACCAAAGAATCCTAGAAGATAATATTTTAAAGCTCAATTACAAATCATTTACTCAAATTGTTATTTTGGGATCCTCCACATTCGTCCCATTTATGCAGTTGAGTAGTGGAAGTCGTAGAGAAGTTATTGAAGATCTTTTAGATATCAAAATCTTTTCAGCCATGAATGCAGTAGTTAAAGAAAAGATTAAACACTTCAGAGATAGAGTAAAGAATACAGCGAATAAAAAAGAATCTCTGTTGGAAAAAATTGAAATGCAACGGAGTTTTATTGAAGAGTTGGAGAATAGAGCTCAACAAAACATTAAAGATAAGGAATCTAAAATTTCATCTTTACTTTCTGATGAAAATGATGCTACCAATGACATCATCAAAATATCAGAAGAGATTGATGATCTATCTACAGTAGTTCGTTCTCATGAAGGTTCTACTGAAAAACTAAAACAACTTGGAAACATCAAAGGAAAACTAAGTCAAAAAGTATCCACCATTACAAGTGAGTTTAACTTTTTTAAAGAGAATACGGTTTGCCCAACATGCACTCAAACTATAGAAGAAGAGTTTCGGTTAAATAGAATTGAAGCCGCTCAATCTAAAATTAGTGAATTGCAATCTGGTTCTAATCAACTAGAAGAAGCAATCAAAAAAGAAGAAAATTCAGAGCGGCAATTTAAGCAGTTGAGTAAGGAGATTACAAATCTCAACCATGACATTTCTCAGAATAACACTAAGATCTCTAATTGCCAAAAACAAATCCGAGATCTTGAATCTGAAATTCAAAGAATTGCCTCACAACTTGAAAACCGAAATTCTGAGCATGACAAGTTAGCTTCGTTTCAAGAACAACTTAATAAAACATACGAAGAACTTTCTACTCAGAAAGAATTACTAAGTTACTACGACTTTGTATTCAATTTGCTAAAAGACGGTGGCGTTAAAAGGCAAGTCATTAAAAAATACTTGCCCTTGATTAATAAACAAGTCAACCGTTATCTATCCATGATGGATTTCTACATCAACTTTAAGCTTGACGAAGAATTTAATGAAACTGTAGAAAGTCCTATTCATGATAAATTTTCCTACGCTTCTTTCTCCGAAGGTGAGAAAATGCGAATAGATCTTGCTCTGCTTTTTACTTGGAGAGAGGTAGCAAAAGCTAGAAATTCTGTAAGCACTAATCTACTAATTATGGATGAAGTATTTGATTCCTCCCTTGATGGATTTGGAACGGATGAATTTTTAAAGATTATTAGGTTTGTTATCAAAGATGCTAACATATTTGTAATTTCTCACAAAGAGGGCCTTTACGATAAGTTTGAAAGTGTGCTAAGATTTGAAAAAATGAAAGGCTTCAGCCGCATTACATCATGACACACTACAAACCATATAGTTCTGAGTGGCATAGGTTACGTCATCTCAAGGAAGCACTCGATAAATACCTAGATGACTACGTTTCGACTGAAGATATTTTGAATGATATCGATACAATTTTACAGTATCGTTCTGAAACTGCTTTAGACGAGTACACTAGGGTCACAGATCTACAGAAAAAACTGAAAGACTGATATGCTATCAACTCAATACAGGCTACGACTAGAGTTCATCTGTAAGAAGATTGCAAACAGAGAAGAAGTAAAATTGGATGATATGATCTGGGCAGAGAAACTTGCCAAGAGATATACAACTGCTAGAGACTGGTTAAATAAAGCACGTCGTCAAGCTGCTCAGAATATTGAGGAGGGTAGTATGGACGATTTTATGAATAGGATGGGGCTAGGTGATCCCGACCCATCTAATTATAAAACGGGATTTGACGGAGCAGATGATATCAATGAATGGTTCGGAAGAGACAAACCTGATGATTGGAGGCAACGTGACTAGAACTAATCGCAATCTACCTGTTAATAGGTATCCTCTACGGAATCTTCGCAGTTATAGTGAAAAGTCTCAACTTGATCAGATTCTTAATGACCCCGAACTTAAAGAACTACCAGTTAGTAAAGTGAATAGAATGAGGTCTCGTCGTGGTGAAAGTGGTAGACTACCTGATGCGTATGATGATATTTTAATCTCTGCTTATCGTGAAACTGAATGGAGGCAACGTGACTGAAAAAATTACACCAGAAACATATGAAAAAATGAATGAAGAATTTATCGAAGAGGACATGAACTTTAGATGGATTGTTCCAACACAAAAACAAATTGATGGATGGCAAAAGAATGAAGACTGACTGGAAAGCAGAAACAAACAAGGCAATCGCCAAGAACCTTGTAGATAATATCTCCTCACTATTAAATGGTGAAGTCATTCGACAGACTGTGGTAAATAGTAGAGGGGAAGTCAAGCAACGTATTATTATTGAATATGACTAAACAAGCAGTAATCTATACAAACGGTAATCAAGAGTGTGAGAGAATGACCTCTCTACTCAAAGAACTTAATATCGAAATTTTGGAGTATCAACTCAATCAACATTTCAGTCAAAGAGCATTCGAATCTGAATTTGGTGAAGAAGCAACATATCCACAGGTTGCATTGGGTTATACTCACATTGGAAGTATGAAAGAAACCTTACAGTTTATGAAGGATAGAGGATTGTTTTAATGAAAGTTCCAAGCAAAGAAGAACTGATTCATCTAAAGATTCAAGCAGCAATGCGTGAAAACTTTTTTGAGACAGATCAACTAGAGTATCTGGGAGAAAGGGCTGGACATCATTGGTATATGATTGCTGGTGAGCATGAGGTTTCTTGTGACCAACTTGAAGAATTTGAAATAGTAGACGATGAATGAACCGTCCACTGCCCCGCACAGGCGGGGTTTTTCTTTGTATAATGGCCACATAAGCGACACAGAACAATGCCTGTTTGCCACGAAGTCAAGTCACAACTTGCCAAACTGCTCGCTACAGAGGATCTGATTGTTGAGCAGAAGAAAGTAGAGACCGCTAGTTTTAATACCCATACCCGTGTGCTGACTCTCCCAATGTGGAACGCAAGCAACGATGTCTATGACATGCTTGTTTGTCATGAAGTCGGCCATGCTCTCTATACTCCCGATAAAGACACTCCTAGGTCTATTCCTCGTCAATTCATCAATGTGACAGAAGATGCTCGCATCGAGAAGATGATGAAGCGTCGTTATGCTGGTGTCTTCAAGACTTTCAATCGTGGATATGACCAACTTGCAGAGGATGACTTCTTTGAATTGGAAGATGTAGATATCTCTGAGATGAATCTTGCTGACCGTGCAAACCTCTGGTTCAAGATCGGTGCCTTCATCGACATTCCGATTGAACGTGGTGAAGAGATGGATATCATCAATCAGATTGCTGATGCAGAAACCTTTGAGGATGCTGTAGAAGCTGCTAATGTTCTGTACGCATATTGCAAGAAACCAAAAACAGAATCTCCTACACAAAATTCTCAACAACAATCTCAGCAGGGTCAACCAGGTGAAAGTGAAAACACCGATGACTCAGAATCTGAGCAGCAAGAATCCAAAGAAGCTGAAGAGGGTATCAATCCTGATGCCGATCTGGACACTCCTAGTTACGAACAAGAAAAACAAGAGGAAGAACCAAAAGTTCAGACAGACTCCACTCTTTCAGAAAAACTTTCTGAAATGATCAACAGGGGTACAAAAGAAAGTCATTACTTTGAGATTCCTGATATCGATCTTGATCAGATGATCATTAAGGTCAGTGATGTTTGCCAACAAATCAGTCAGCACTTTTCGTATTTTCCAAGCATCGACTTTGATTGGCCTGACTCTCAATACATCAACTTCAAAAGATCTGCAAACAAAGAGGTAAACTATCTTGTCAAAGAATTCGAGTGCCGTAAATCTGCAGACTCTTATGCTCGCGCTACTGTTAGTCGGACTGGAGTTCTCGATACAACTAAGTTACACACTTATCGATACAATGAAGATCTGTTCAAGAAAGTAACAACTCTTGCTGATGGTAAAAATCATGGATTGGTCTTCATGCTTGACTGGTCTGGATCAATGGCTGACATCATGATTCCTACTCTCAAACAACTTTTTAATCTGGTTTGGTTCTGTAAAAAAGTTCAGATTCCTTTCGATGTCTACGCTTTCAGCAATTCTTGTCGGGGAGGTAAATCCTATATTTGCGAAAGACAAGAGGGAAAACTCTATATTGAAGGTGATAACAGGTTGATTCATTTTCTTAGCAGTGATCTCAAGACTAAACAACTTGATTCGGCTATGAAAGATATGTGGAGGATTGCATGGTCCTTCCGTTCTTATGTCAATTACACTGTGCCCTATGGATATAGTCTTTCTGGCACTCCTCTAAACGAGTCAATTATCGCTCTGCACAAAATTCTTCCAGCATTCAAAAAGAAAACCAATGCTGATAAAATGCATACCATCATTTTGACTGATGGTGAAGCAAACACTGTTCCATTTGGATATGATTATGGATATGATGATGGTAAAATGAGAACTCGTTATCCAAAAATTGATGATTTCCTCCGCGATCGTAAACTTGGAACTACCTATAAACTAGGGTATGATTACAGTGACTTCACTAAAATTTTGCTAGATAATCTCCGAGACAAGTTTCCCGAATCAAGTTTCATTGGTATTCGCATTCTTGAATCCCGTGATAGCGGCCGTTTCCTGAGATACCACAATGCAAACATGGATCAGTGGAAAAAGCACCGTACAGTCACTGTGAAAAGTGCAGGTTACAATGCTTACTTTGTACTTGCCAACAATACTCTAAGTACAAATTCAGAACTTGATGTTAAGGAGGATGCTTCCAAAGCGGATATTAGGAAAGCATTCACAAAATCTCTTTCTCTTAAGAAGATGAACAAGAAGGTTCTGAATGAGTTTGTGGCTCTGATTGCATGACACTCATGCAACTGGCCACTCTGCCCCTGACTCTGCCCCACTCTGCCCTATAATAGCTACATAAGCGAAACACCTCATGGCACTCTCTGCTGACTTCATTATCACTTCTCTCCAGTCCCTGTATGGCAACTCTGTATCTACCGGTGACATTCGTGCATGGTGTGCTCTGAATGATACCAACTATCAAACCGTCACGAACAAAATTTCTGATTACAAAGTCTCCCGTGGCAAGTGGAATCTGACTGTGCAAGAGAAACTTGAGCAAACCTACCAGGCTCCTACTGCTCTCCCTGCTGTAGAACAAAACCTCATTCCCGAAAAAGATGATTCCTTCGTCCAGTTTGGCAACTTTAGCGATCTTAAAAAAGTTGTTCGGTCCCGTCGATTCTACCCTACGTTCATTACGGGTCTCTCTGGCAACGGCAAAACGTTCGGTGTTGAGCAAGCTTGTGCTCAACTCGGACGAGAACTCATCCGTGTAAATATCACTATCGAAACTGATGAAGACGATCTTATTGGTGGCTTCCGTCTTGTCGATGGGGCAACTGTTTGGCATAACGGCCCAGTTATTGAAGCGTTGGAGCGCGGAGCAGTCTTGCTTCTGGATGAAGTGGACCTTGCATCTAACAAAATCCTCTGTCTCCAATCCATCCTTGAAGGTAAGGGTGTGTTCCTGAAGAAGATTGGCAAGTATGTCAAACCTGCTGACGGTTTCCAAGTAATCGCCACTGCAAACACCAAGGGTAAAGGTTCTGAAGACGGTCGTTTTGTCGGAACCAATGTCCTCAATGAGGCATTCCTTGAGCGTTTCCCGATTACCTTTGAGCAAGAGTATCCCACTCCTGCCACTGAGCAGAAGATTCTGAACAAGATCTGTGATGATGCTGACTTCTGTAAGCGTCTTTCTGACTGGGCTGACATCATCCGCAAGACCTTCAATGATGGTGGTATTGACGAGGTGATCAGCACTCGCCGTCTGGTCCATATTGTTGAAGCATATGGCATCTTCAATGATAAGACTAAGGCCATGAACATCTGCCTGAATCGTTTCGATGATGAAACCAAACAATCTTTCATCGAACTCTACGACAAAGTAGATGCTGACTTCCAAATTGACAATAAGGAGGATGCCTGATATAATGACTAATGCTTGGAGTTTACTTTATGATGAAATGACCGAACACTCCTCATACTATTACGATTATGATCGCAACAGAGAACCCTCTATGAATGACGACCTTATTATGGGCGATGATCCTCTAGACAAATTTGCACAGGATGCATACGAAGGTATGCAAATTGGAGCTGCAACTACTGTCGCTGGTGCTGATTCTGAAGATGTATTATCTTTTGATTTTGATCTTTCCGGTCTCGGCACACCTCCATCGAACAAGTTTCAATACAAGTACAATGAAGAAGAGATCGTCAAAGAACTTCTTGAGTACATTCGTGGAACCTACAATCAACACTATTCTTCTGGTGATGACCAGATTCAAACATTAGATCTGATCGAAGCATGTGGTGATGGTGAACCATTCTGTCGATCTAACATTCTCAAGTATGCCTCTCGTTATGATAAGAAAGGCACCGCACGTCGTGACATTATGAAGATCTTGCACTATGCTGTTCTTCTGCTACACTTTAATGACAAAAACGCCCAACGCGAAGACTATCCTCAATGAAACTTTCTAAAAAAACCATTGCTCTACTTAGCAACTTCTCTGACATCAATAAGTCAATCATTGTCAAAGAAGGAAGCACTCTTTCAACTATTGATGTAGGTTCTAGGATTATTGGCGAGTCCGTAGTAGAAGAAAGTTTTCCATGCACTTTCGCTATCTATGATCTCCCACAGTTTCTGAAGGCTCTACGTCTCTTTCAGGATCCCGAATTAGAGTTCGACGAAAAATACGTTTCGATTAGCGAAGGAAAAGATCGTCTTCTGTATTACTTTGCAGATTCTAATGTTGTCGTCTGTCCACCGGAGGAAACTATTGAACTCCCTAGTGAAGATGTGAAGTTCCGAATCAACGAACGTCAACTTACTAAACTTATTCAGGCTGCAGGTCTTCTTGATCTTCCCGATTTCTCTGTGGTTGGAACTGAGGGTAAGATCTATATTACTGTTGGTGACAATAGGATCGGATCTTCAAATGCCTGGCAAATTGAAGTCGGTCAGACTGATGAAGAGTTTACCTATAATTACAAGATTGAACACATTACAATTTTCCCTGGAACATATGATGTGACAATTTCGTCACAGTATATCTCTAAGTGGGAAAATGTAAATGACAATCTCTATTACCTCATTGCACTTGAGCCACCAGAAGATGACTGATGTGGAGATTGTGGAGTTATGCTCTAGGTAGAAAAGAGGGGAGAACTGACAGAGAAGCAAATATTATTGCCGCTATACGAACTGTCATACTCCTCACTTACTTCATTACCAACTGTGCTATTGTTGCTAATGCAATAAGACATTGGAATAATGTCGGCACCAATGTTTATATTTGTGCCGACAAACCTAATGGCGGTTATTGGTGTACTAAACGATGAACATTTTTGTGACAGACCCAGACCCATGGAAGTCCGCTCAAGTTCTTCCTGACAAACATATCGTCAAGATGCCTCTAGAAACATGTCAGATGCTTTCTATTGTGGCTTCTGACAAATGGGGACATGGATTCGGCACTCTTCCCAAAGCAGACGGGACTCCCTATGCTACTGAGAAGGGTGCCTTTCGTAATCACCCATGTACCAAATGGGCAGGTGAGTTTGTCCTTAACTGGAATTGGCTCATCGCTCATGGATTTGGTCTATGTGCAGAGTACGCTGCTCGCTATGGCAAGGTCCACACCTGCTTTATGACTCTCTGTGCTGCAAGAGACATCTTTCCTACTGCAGACCCTCAGGGGCGCTCTGGGAAGGAGCCAACGCCCTTTGTGAGAGCGATGCCAGACGAGTTCAAACTCGACACAAGCATCGACACCTTCACCGCATACAAGATGTATATTGCATCTAAACCATGGGTATGCGATAATTACTTGAGATTGCCACACCGAAAACCTGATTGGATTTGACTATGAATGACCAGTTTCTTTGGGTAGAAAAGTATCGCCCACAGAAGATTGAAGATTGTATCCTACCAGAGGATATCAAAAAAACTTTTCAGGACTTTGTAGATACAGGAGAGATTCCAAATATGCTCCTGTCCGGTCCTGCTGGCTGTGGAAAGACTACGGTTGCTAAAGCATTGTGCAATGAACTTGGAGTAGACTTTTATGTCATCAATGGATCCGATGAGGGAAGATTTCTCGACACTATCAGAAACACTACGAAGAACTTCGCTTCGACCGTCTCACTTCGCTCGTCTTCAAAACACAAAGTCATCATCATTGATGAGGCAGATAATACAACCAACGATGTACAACTCCTCCTACGGGCTTTTACTGAGGAGTTTAGTCGTAACTGCCGATTCATCTTTACCTGCAACTTCAAAAACAGAATCATCGAGCCGCTTCATTCTCGGTGTGCCTGTATTGACTTCACCTCCATTGCAAGAAATCGACAAAGAGTTGCAGCATCATTCTTACAGCGTCTCGGGACTATTCTTGAGGCAGAGAATATTGAGTATGATCAAAAAGTTGTTATCGAACTAGTCAAGAAACATTATCCTGATTGGCGACGTGTTCTGAATGAATGCCAGCGATACTCTGTTGGTGGTAAGATTGACTCTGGTATTCTTGCATCTTTCTCCGATGTAAGTATTGATGGCCTGATGTCTTCCTTGCAAAACAAGAACTTCAAGGAAGTCAGAGTATGGACAACTAATAACATGGACAATGATCCTAGTGCTATACTGAGGAAGGTGTTTGATGCTGCATCTGAAAGAATGACTGGTCCGTCATTTGCCGAAGCGGTTTTGATTTTGGCTAAATATCAATATCAGATTGCCTTTGTTGCAGACCAGGAAATCAATCTCCTTGCAGCACTGACTGAGATTATGGCGACTTGTGAGTTTAAATGATTATTTCAAATGATGACGCCTTGTGGGCGGCGAATGAGTTCATTCAGTATTTCAATAACCTCAACTCTATCGAAGACTATCTTCGATATGTAAAGAAGCAGGTTATTGGATCTCAATCTCGGGTATCATCATATAACGACCATATCTTCAACATGGATATTCATCCTGAAGATATGAACTTTGCGATGATTCCTGTAGGTAAAGGTGGTTTACCTCAGGACTATTATAG